TTACATTCATATTACCAACTGCCTGCACGGTCTCATTGGCCGCTCTCAGTTTCTCTATGTCTACCATGCGTCCCTGCATGGTTCTGTACATTCTTTTTCTTGTGGGTCTTGCTACCATTTTAATATGCTCCTATTATAATTACTTATCATCTCAAAAATTCGGTGATGTCTAAATTGTACAGCATGGGATTGATCTTGTGTACTCCTATCAAGAACAAGCAGAAACTGGCCACACTAGATCCCCTGCCTACACCCCAAACCATATTGTTTGCTCTGAGTGTGTCGACAAAATAGATTAGAAACTGTAACACTCTTGTAAATTTTTTCTTCTCAAATAGATCATACTCCATTTGAACCCTTAATTTCTCTTCGTCGTTCTGACACTTGTCTAGCAACCATTGAAGCACATTTATTTGGTAATACTTCTCAGGCATGTGCCAGAGGTCACAGTTTTCCTTGTCAAATACGTCAGGCGTTGGTCTCTTTGGCACTGTGTTGATCACAGGCAGGTCGATGCCCAATAACTTGAGGCTGTCTGAATACTTGTCTATGCTGTCGAAGTATAGTTTTGATATGTCGAATTCGGGATCAGTGTATAGTAATTCGATGACATCCTCTTCTGAGAATATCACATCACCATGATCATTTATCTTTGTTTTTTCCGCCATCTAGTACCTTTGGTTGGAACTTGAATATTTTAGCATGGTACTCGTGCTTGTTGTCAACAGGAATCTTTTGATTGTTCCAACTGAAGTGTCCTGTGTAGATGCCTTTGTCGAGTTCTTCATCATATGTTGCCGTATCTGGCCTCAACCACCATGGGTCGAACTGACTGAATTTTTCTGAGAACCAGTCTGGCCTATCTAACAGTATAAGCTCTTTGCTGTCTTTGTCAACCTTGTAGGTAATACCATCACCCTGCCAAGATGAAAGTTCAATGTGATTGATCACTATCTTGCTGTCAAGAATGCTGTTTGCCTTACAAAAACATACAGCGGCCATGATTTGGTCATAAGGAGGTTTTGGTAATTGTATGAATCTATTTGTGGTAGCAGTTTTTAGAGTTTGATACAAAGGTTCATCACGCCATGTTGTGATAGTGTTGGCGAATACTTGCTCGAATAAATTTTTTAGTCTTTCGAAGTAGTTAGTCTGTTCTTTTAGATCGGCTGTGTAAGGGGTAAGAGAAATATTTAATTTGTATTCATTTGCAAATAGTTCACCGTCAACTATGATTATGCTTTTGAATTTTGTCTTCCAGGTAAATGTATTTGACATCAAAACTATTTACTAGTCGATGTTGACCAGATCGCCTAGGTCTGGTTCGTTCCTTAACTTCTTGTTATTCTTGTGCCATTCCTCGATACGTCTCTGTCTGACTGCATCTTGATATGTCTTTAGTGCTTGTTGAAGATTGAAAAGTAATTCAGGATTACGTCCACGCCTTGCTATTGCAACTTTCCTTGAGAGTTCTTTTATCCTTTTAGAGATATCTTCCTCACTCATGTTGCCTATTTCTTCTTGTAATGGATGAAAATACATCACTACCTCCTATTAGATGTAGTTGTTACCTAACTGGTGCATTAAAATTGTTGTGCCGTTATCCGGACTCATAAACTCATACAAATATCTTCCTGAAGTGGGCACAGTAATAGTGTCTGAACTTCCGTCACCGCCCGACACGTTTCCCGCAACCAATACCGCTGTCGGTATGGTAATTGTGTGTGCAGTTGATACAACATTTATGTCTAGTATGATCCTGCCCAGTTTGTTTGAGGCCGGTAAATTAGTGAATGCAAGTGTGATTGATGCATTAGTTGTAATTGTTTGATAGTGTCCGTTCTCATGATTAAGTGTGATCGAACCACCTGTTGTTCCATGTGGATAAACTGTTTCGGAATTGTCTTTTAATTCAGCATCTGTTACAGTGTTTCCTGAAAAATCATTGGCCGCATTCAAGTTGGCCTTGTTACTTTGTAAGTCTTCTATCTCTGACTTTGCCGCAGTGAAATTGTTTTTGGTCCCATTGAAGTTGTCCCTGAATCCTTGCGAACTGTTGTCCTGTCCGGCTACTGGATAAGCGCCGTTTATGTTTCCTGGTACTATTTTGCTTGCCATTATGTTATATCCCTAAATCTTAGATATTTATCGTTCAGTCTCTCCACCCTGATAACATCTCCGTCTGCGGGCACCGACGCTACATTGAACACAATAGTGGTTTTTTGATTGTCCACATCGTGTGTGAGATGGTAATCTGTACCATCACCAGTGTCGTCACGTGTCTGTGTTGCTGAATTAACTTTTACCAATATGTCCTCTTCATGAATTATCTCGTCTAGTTCAAATGTAACACTTGTTCCGTCACCGGTGAATGATACTGGAGACACCTTGCTCTTGCTCACTGTGTACCTGTCTATAATGAAATCTATGTTTTTGAAGTTTAGGTTTAGGTCCTCTATTCTCTTCTTGAGTTTGGCTGAAGTGCCTGGCTTACAGTACAGTATCGGAACTGCTTTGATATAACCCAACAAACCTGGTTGTCCCGCCTGTTCAGTCTTCATCCAAAGTGGTAGGAAAGTCCATTCGTCGTGTCCTAATGCTCTGATTCTGTCCCTCATGTTCTGCACAGCATTGGGTCTTATAGTAGTTGCACCGGTCTCTACACCATCGTTGTTGACAAACGGATCTATCATTTCAATGTACACAACCTCATAAAGCACTGTTCCGCTCTGCTTGGCCACAGCAGTTTTGATGTCACCGAACCAAAGTGTTATAGGTGAGTGGTTCAATTCCATCTGGTTCTGGAATGTAGTGAGTGTCTTTGCTTCAATGCCGGCCATCATCAGCATCTCAGGTCTCAATCTCATACCGAAGTTACTATCCTCTGGCCTGTATATCTCTTCTGGAGAGTTGATGTTTGGATCTTGTGCTATGTTGTAGAATATGTTCTGATCTATGAAGGATGTGGCGTGTCCCATCATGTTACCGTACTCTATTGTGGTGTATGGTATGTTGATAGTCAACGTGAATTCTTTAGTAGCCGCAGATTCTTGGTATTGGTCACTCACAGTGACAGTGAACGTGAATGTTCTAGTTGAATCTGTGAAGTCACTGGGATCGATTGTGCCCACTAGGTTACCCAGTGGAGAAAGTGTTATTCCGGTTGGTAGGGCACCGCCTGTCACCGAATACGACAACACCCTGTTGGGCTCGTCAGCCACTGCTTCTATGGAAAGTGTGCTTGGTATGTCTGCTGTCAGTGTACCCACATTAGTAGGAGTTGTGAACGAGACACCTATGTTTATCTCGCCCAACACAGTCATTGTAAAATTTTTATCTGAGAACACCAACTGTCCGGTAGGCATGGTCCTCGTGGCCCTAATGGTGAAGAAATAATCTTTTTGTACTTCTCCCTGCCTTGGTAGGTAACCAAATACTTCCCCTGAGTTGGGATCAACAGATAGTCCAGGTGGCAGTGCACCGTCCTGTAGTGTGTAAACTAGATCGTTTCCTGTTGAGTCAGCATCATCCACATCTATCTTTATCACTATCTGGTTGTCGTGCCTGAACGTACCTAATTCTCTATCTGTAGTGAATACCGGTCTACGTTGAGAAGTGTGATCCATGGTGATTGGGAATCCGTTGATCGCTGTCATGTCTACTGTGATGTTAGGATTGTTAACGTTCCAGTAAGCGGCCGAATAGACGTAAATCGAATTCTCCTGAGTTGTAACAGAAGTGCTATCGCTAACCCTCACGGTGATAGGGAATGTCATGGCTATCTGTCTAGTGGAGTCTTCGAAGTAGTCGTCGGTAAGTTGGCATGTGCCTGAGAGCAGGCCATCCTTTCGTAAAGTAAGTCCCGGAGGCAGTATTCCTGAAATTATCTCAAATTTTATCTCTCCTCCCAATCTGGTATCTATGTCTGTGGCTTGGAATTGGAAGTTAACGTGTTCGCCGTCCAAAACCCAGTAAAGTCCAACCCTTGTGGAGTCGTCCAGTTGCAGTTGTCCTGACGCTGTGGTAAAAACAGGTGCGTCCTGGCCTTCAATATCTATCGAAAAAGTTCTGTCTGTTACGGTATCACCGTCCGCGGCTCGCACGACGAAGGTGTAAAGAGTTCTTTTGGCAACCTGGGCCGGTGTTCCCGTAATCAACCCTGCTGATGTCAGGCTGATGCCTTTAGGTAGGCTTCCTGCAATCACGGAGTAAGTCGTGGCATTGGTAGCGTCGAGTTGGAATGAACTCGTACTATCCTCATTAAACGTAGTCAGTTTACCTGCTGTGGTAGTCCACACCGGTGTTGCCATTGATTTACTCCTTACAAGGGTATTTATTGGCAATTACCGGCTATTGTTCTGTGTTCTTTGCCAGTGTTCTATTTGCTGTCTTATGGCCTCACGTGATACGGAATCATGCTCTCTTTTGAGCTGTTCTTCCAATCTCGTTATTTCAGATCGTGGTGATCTATGACCTTGTCGTTTGTTATATCTTCTCATCTATTTAAAATTATATTAAATGTCTATTGCTGTTCTTTGAAATTTGAAAACAAGGGTATCACTGGTTGCATTTGTGACTTTTAATTGTACGTCATCCCCACTTATACCTACACTGAAAACTGCCAAAGTATCATTCGGATCACTTCCTGATTTTACTGTTCCGTATGATGACACGTAAGCAGTTGTTCCGTCATGCACTACGTTTGCTTCAACAAATTCAAATCTACTGTTTGTTGCGTCTTTAATTGACACAAGATATTTTGCACTTCTATACACGGTCTTATCAAATGTATTCAATACTGATGTTGCTGATGTGGCAAGCGTAGTTGTTGCGTCTGCTATGTCCGAGTGAGAAAGTGTTGCAGAAGCGGTTGCAAATGATAAAGTTCCTGCACCGTCGGTAGTTATAAACTGTCCAGTGCTACCATCTGATGTGGGAAATTTAAATCCACTGATCTGCACTGTACCTGATCCGTTACCCGTAAGTTCTAGATCAGCATTTGATACATTGGTTGTTATTGTGTTGTCTGCTATTGTAATTTGATCAATTACAGCCGAAGTTGTTGCTGTCAATGTTGTGAACGTACCTGCCGCGGCAGAATTGGCACCAATAGTTGTTCCGTCTATTGCCCCACCGTTAATATCCGCCTTGTCTATTTTGACAGACCCTATTCCTGATCCAGATAACACTAGGTCAGAGTCTGAAACAGTTGTTTGAATCTCGTTGTCTTTGATGTTGATGTTTGAGTCAACAGTCAGTTGTGGCACTATTACTTGTCCTGTACCATTTGGCCTCAGTTCTAAATTTGTATTGGATTCGAATGTTGATATAACATTGTCTTTTATTGCAACAGCACCAACAATGACAGACCCTGTTCCGCTTGGTATGAATTTTATATCATCATTAGATCTTAATGCTTCGATATTGTTGTCGTTTATTCTTATGGAAGGAAACACAATAGATCCTGTGCCACTTGGTCCAAACACAAGGTCATCATTTGACCTGTTTGCTCTTATTTCATTTCCGCTAATAGTGATATCTTCGTTGAACAGTGGCGATGCATAGATCTCATCAAAGTTATCATTGACTTTGTCCATTGCGACACGTAAAGTATCACCTGTACCGTCGTTTGCTGAACTACCTAATCCTAAACTTTGTTGTGCCATTATGCTGTTATTATCCTTCTGACCACTGTTACCACATGATCGTTAGTGTTATTTATTGTGCCTCTCAGCCTTAAATTTCCGCTGTTTATGTCTGCCGACATTGTGATTAGATCAATGTTGTTTCCTGTATTTCCAAAGGTGCTGAGATATGCAGTTGACCCATCGTGGACAACGTTCACTTCAAACACTTCAAAATTTCCACCAGCGGTATCCACCACCTGTACATTGTATTTTGCACCTCTGTAAGTTGTTGCACTTACCGAATCCAGTGTTGCAGAAGCAGTCGCAGTGCCTGGACCACGTGTGAGATTGACTCTGTATGCATTGACAGTTGTTGAACCACCCGATGTTGACGTTGCTGAAAGTGTTGTGGTTGTACCTGCGTGTCCAACAGTCAATAAAATTTGATCTGTGCCTTTGGACGATGTAAGACCGTATTGTGACACGAATGCGTTGGTACCATCACTGACCACCGCCGCCTCACAGATTGCTGAATGTCCTTCTGATGCGTTGTGCGAAACTATGACATAGTGTGCCGCCTGATATGATCCAGTGTCGAAAGTGTCTAATGTTGTTGTTGCACTTGAAACTGTCACGTTTCCTATCACGTTGATGTTTGTGGAACTTCTGTCTGCTTCGTTGTCCGCCAGTCTTATCCTGTAGGCATGTACTCTTAGATTTGTTTCTAGTCCTGCGGCACTCAATTCAAGATTGGAACCATTCAGTGCGGCAGTGAAAGTACACAAATCATTGTTTCCTGTGTTCACTATATTGTATGTGCTCACGAATGCGTTTGTGCCGTTGTGCACCACGGTCACTTCACAGTTCATCAGTTCTGTTTTAGATGCGTTGTTCACAGACACATAATACTTTGCTCCCCTGAACGAAGCGTGTGCCCATGAGTCTATGACTTCGCTGGCGCTGTCGACGTCTGTGTTTATCACAACAGCGGCTTCGTCCTCGCCTGCGTAACCTGTGGAGTCATCGTCTCCTAACCCAATTCTGTAGTAGGCCATGGAATTGAAAGTTGAACTTCCTATGCCCAAAAGTCTTGCTAAACCACTGCTGACGTCAGCACTGGTGATAATGTGATTGTTTGTACCTGTTTTGGTACCGACGGAACTTGAAACAAATGCGTCAGTGCCATTGTGTACCAATGAGTGTTTTACTGCCTCAAACTCTGTACTGTTGTCGTCTCTGTTCACTGCGAGATACCATGCACTGTCATACTTGGAAGTGACGAAACTGTCCAAAACTGATGTTCCCGACTCAACCCGGTGATGATCACCTGTGGCAGTGACATGATCTATAACTGTCTGACCTGCGAAAGATATTGTGGTCTTGGCATCCTGTATGTCAGAGACTCCAAGAAGTATTGGTGAAGTAAACCAATCAAGTTGTCCGCTTCCGTCTGTCTTAATCACCTGTCCTGTGGCACCGTCTGTGTGTGGCAGTGATAGTCCGTTGATGCTGACATAACCTGTTCCGCTTGCCTCTAATTCTAAATTTTCATTAGACTGAGAAGTTGTAATTTCATTACCTGTAATCAATAATGCAACACCACCATCACCACCTGTGGTACTCAATCTTCCGCCATCTGCTATGTCAAAAGCAAGGGTAGTGAAAGTTCCTGCCGCGGCAGAATTGGCACCAATCGGTGTACCATCTAGTTCACCACCATTTATGTCTATCTTAGATGTCTGTATTGATCCGGATCCGGAAGCATTCAAATTAAGATTTACATTAGATGAAGTGTCTGACAGTATTTTAATTGTGTTGTCACTCATGTTGATTGTGTTGTCGATGGTTATAGCAGTTGCATCTACACCACCTGTGCCCGATGGTTTGAATTCTATGTCAGCATTGGATTCAAATGTTGAGATAACATTGTCGTTAAGTTTAAGTGCATTTACTATGACCGATCCTGTTCCGCTTGGCACAACATTTATGTCATCATTTGTTCTTACAGTTTCTATGTGGTTGTCATTGAATTTTATCGCTGGAAAACTAATCGAACCCGTGCCCGCCGGTTTAAGAACTATGTCTGCATTGGACTGCGTTGAAGTTATCTCATTCTGCGACATGCCGATGTGTGACTGCACCGCACTGGTGGCGTACAATTCATCAAAATTTGAATTGATCTTGGCACCCGCTGTCCTGATTGAATCACCAGTGCCGTCGGCACCTCCCAATGTACCTAGGTCGATTGTCTGTTTCGCCATTTTAGATCGCCTGTAATACTAGTTTTTTCCAAATTGCAGTTGAGCCATCGTAGTTGGCAGTGCAGATGTAAAGATTGGTTGTGTCCCAACTGATTGATCCTGCCACGTCACCAGTGGCACCAACCGCAGTTGGTGTTTTGGTAGTTGTGATCACTAATCTATCAGCATTGACTTGCACCTGACCTGTACCGTTTGGATCTAGTATGATGTTTCCGTTGGTGTCAGCACTCAACAAAGTGTTGCCTGACATCTGTAAGTCACCGGCCAACTCCGCGAAATTGGCATTGATCTTGGTCATTGCGGTACGCAAAGTATCGCCTGTTGCCGGATTTCCTGCTGTTCCTGTGTCTATGTTTAATCTTGCCATAATGTGTTATTCGTATTTATTAAATAGTAATATGTTCGTTAAGACGCAGAAAACCCTTAAACTGTTCAAGAGGGAGAGCAAACTGGGTGTCTGTCACGCAGTTCGTAGGAACAACATCATGTATATCCTCAAATGCGACACCTGTGGTGATACGTTTAAAAAGCCCAAGAACAAAGTAGATCCTGAAAGAATGGAAAAAGGTCATAAGCATTTCTGTGACAAATGCGACTTATAGTTTAAACCAATTGATATCATCTCGTCCACCAGTGATCCATCTCTGTAGATCAGCGTATATTCCACACTTTATGTTTGGCTGGTCGAAGTACCAACGCAGGAACGGATTGCCTTCAAGATATTCTCGTCTGTTTATAAAATGAAAGTTTGTGTTTGGAAATTTTCGGAAAGTCTGTCTCAGGTGATACATCCATTCGTACTTGAGGTATGCTTTCATGCTGGTCCTCTCAGGATAATTAGGGGAGCTCTTGTAGATGTTGTTCTGTAACCTGCTGGGCTCGTCCATCTCCCACTGCTGGGCACCCAATATGTCAAATCCCAAAATTACAATATTTTTAACTCCTGATTCCGCCGCCAGCAACACCGCCGAACAGCCTGATCCTCTGTTCAGTGAGAAATCCTCTGTTTTAATCTTTCCTCCCTTCTTGAGGTTGCCACCAACCCATATCCTGTATATCTTCAAACGACTTGGAAGGTCGTAATCATTGTCGCCATCGCAGATGTAATTCCAACTGCTGATGTCGTCTGGTCCGTGTATGGTGGGGGATTCTTTTCCGTTGTTGTGCCACATGGCCAGTTCCTCATACATGGGAGGATTGACAGCCACTATGTGATCACACAACTTTGGATGATCTCGGTATATGGCGTTACAACCATATATAACACCGTTGCCTTTTAATTTGTCTATTGGAAAAATATTTCTTGATTCACCGTTGCCTATTATGAAAGCAGTATCCATTATATGCCAAATGACTCTCCGCAACCACACGAGCTTGAACTGTTGGGATTTGATATCTCGAACTGTGACCCAAAAGTTTCCTCCACCCAGTCTATCTTGGTACCTACAACGTACAGCAAAGATGTTTCATCAACAACAAACTTTCCTGTGCTCCAGTCTTCTACATGATCGCCCTGTGCAACACTTTCCTTGGTGTCTGCAAATCCCCATTCGTACTTGAATCCTGCACATCCACCACCCAGCACTGCCAGGCTTACAGCGTACTTGCCGGGATTCTTCTCAAGCAGTCTCTCTATTTGTGCTTTTGCCGAGTCTGTGATTTCGAATGGTTTCATACTAGTAATTATCCTTATTTGTTTCCACTATTTTGTATTCCGACCGATAGCCAGAATTTCGTTGCATCTCGTTTGACTTCGAAACTCATGTAGGCATTCTGATCCTCCCAGTGGTTGTTTGGATTCTCTATTTCGCCTGCAGGTTCGAACCACCAACCCCATTTTCCTTCACAATTCAGTTGGCACCAATCTATGCATTCGGCCATTATACCGTTGCTGTTCATGTCAACATTAAATTCAAACCTTTGCATGTATCCGCAATCCTCTGGTATATCGTCGAGGCCTGGATTACTCTTTTTGATTTTTACTCTGCCGAATGATTTAGTCTTTGTGGTCATAATTTAGTGATACTGTAACTTGATCTATTTGCGTATTGTTTTTAATTTCTAAACAGTAGTTGATAAATTTTACAATATCACCACAGTCTACTCCGTTGCCCGTCCAGTTAGGCCTAGATCTAGACAGTGCGGTATCTAGCCTGTCTGGTTTGATCAGAGTAGTTCTGAACAATACTTGATTGCTTCTAAACGCACGACTGCATTGTAGACTTGCCGCTTCTAAACTTTTCTTAGATACCCTATAGGTTTCCCAAGACGGGTCAGGAGATACGACGTCGTCACTTGCTATACTGCCTATGTTGAATATAAATCCTTTTTTGTTGTTGACTTTCCATGCATCAAACATTTTAATTAACAATAGAGACTGTCCAAAGTTTGCATGTGGTTCCTGCGGCGGACCATCGAATGCATTGTTAATAAACACATCGTACTCTAAACTTTTGGTGATTATTGCATCAGTATCTTTTGTGATGTCAAAACCTGTTTCCCTACTGATTGACTCTGCGCCTAAATCTTTTACTAATGCCATGCCTAGACCTCTATTTCCGCCTGTAGTCAATATTTTCATCTTTTGCTACCTCCTTGATCCCAGCATTTGTTAAATGTTTGGCCGCATGTGAAAGCACATTCAAACAGCCTGCCCTTTTTGAATTCTGTTTGTTCCCAACTTGACACTAGATCAGGCCAGAACTTGTTTTTAAATATCTCTTCCATTGTTTTATTTTGTATCTTAAGATTATCTTTTCCATATTTGTCATACATTTGTATTATTTGATTATTATACATTTTTTCACCCAGCGGGTCAAATGATCCGGGATCCGTGTCCTCGTGGAATCTGGCATCGTATAGGTTGTGTTCAAAGAAATTGCATGGCATCACTATCCCTTCCGCTGTTATTACCACTTTATTTCCTAGGAGTGCATCGCAAGTGATGTCAGTTTGTTTGAAATAGTCAATCAGCGAACCATATTTCTTTTTTATTTCCTCCACCCTGGTCACACTGTCGTTCCTGTATTGTGTATTTGCTGGCATTTCGAGATACCTGACTGTATGCCCCATGCTGTTCTTCACAGGCCATTTCTGCATTGGTTCTAATTTCTTTTGATCAAAAAATCTTCCTGTCTTTCTCACTAGGCATTCGTGAAATTTGTATTCTTTGGCTAATGCTTTCACTGTCTCTATCTGATGTTCGTTGTGTTTGAACACAATGAAGTTCCATTTTGCCCTGCCTCCTGCGTTTATAAAGTCCCTGGCATTTTGTATTGCGTGTTCGTACTTGACCCCAACCCTGTATAGATGATTCGTGTCTTCTAATCCATCTATTCCAAAATCTATCTGCCCATAACCGTTCATAATTTTTGCTATCTCTTGCCAGAACCCTTCCTTACGTTTGGCTCCGTTGGTGTGTATGTACAACCACAGATCATGCCTCTGTGATCTAAACCATTGTAGTATTTCTAGGAATTTTGGGTGTACCGATGGATCTCCATAACTGCCACAGAAGAAAATCTGTTTACATCGATCTAATATTTCCTTAGTAAAAGCCTTCTTGATCCATTCTATGTCCATGTCTATCAGTGGCATGTGTGGATTTAATTTTCCACCATTTATGTTTCTCGGACATTGTGGGCAGGCCGCATTACACCTAGTTGTAATCTCCAATTGCCATTCTGTGATTTGATCGAGGCTGAAATTTATCATATCCAATTATCTATTACCCACTGGTCTCCGCATTCCATAGGGTTAGGTGATCCATGAAACACCGCCACTTTGTTGTTGGGTTGTATTTTGACTGGTTCTCTGAACCATTTCTTTCCGTCTTTGGTCAGTAATTTTGTGTCTTTTAGTCCTATCATCTCCCATTTGTATGATCTTATCCAGTCATCTGGAAACCATGTGATGTCGTCCTTGGCCCTTTTCGTTATCCAATCCTGGTCACCGTGATTCACTTGCATGATCTGTGCTGACCTGTCCTTGAATTCGTTCCATAGGTAATCCATTGTACCTGCCTCCCAACGCATACAACTGGAATTGCTCATTTTCCAGTCCTTAATTCTACAACGATTGAAGTCTCTGATTATGTTGAACTTGCCTGTGTGTGAGAACAATTGATCTATGTTGTCGAATATTACGACGTCCAGGTCAAAGAATAGCATATTTCCTTTCAGCGGCATCTCGGGTGCGAACATCCACAGTTTGCTCCACCAACTTTTAACCCATGGGTCATTGGGCAGTTGGATAACATTGATATCTGGATCTAACCCTATGGGATCATCAGTCAAACAATGGAACTGGTACGGTACCGTCGTATGTCTTTTCACCATGCTGTTGAGAACATTGGCGTACTTGGAGATATACTTGTTGCCCCACTTAACGCATACTACGTGATTCATAACCTTTTTTCAGTCCTTCCATTTGTATTTTTTTCCAATCATCACTTTCCAATGTGTAGGGATAGTTACACTCTACAGATGGACCGTGGATTGTTCTTATGCTGGTGATGTCTAAATTATTATTCATTACTTTATGTATTTCTTGGATACTGGCATTTGTACCGAATGTTCTCTGTAAGTCTATCTGTCCTATCTTTATGTAACCTAATGACAACTTCGGATCATTCCATTCATATCCGTTATCCGATAACCATTCTCTATACTGGTCCATTTCTTGTTTCTTGAAATCGTGTTGTTCTGTGATGGTCTGTCCCCACTCAACATCAAACTCACCGGAGTAGTACTTTTGATGATTTATCTCTGAACAAAGTGCGTCAGTCATTTTTGGTGCGTGTTCGTCCCGGAACACTTCGTACAGTGTTTTGCCCACCTGTGACCAATGCAGGTACACACCGCCTAGTTCTCTGTCGTATCTGTTCTGTTTGAAAAGTTCAAAATCTTCTTCGTGCAAGTCATGTCTTGGTGCGTTGAGAAAAGTTGTGATCTGAGAAGGCCTCATCCATTCTGGCTCTATGGCCTTCTTCCTGTCGGCGTTCACCCAACTTTCTATCTCATGACAGATGTTGTTGAGTTGCCTAATGGCATATTTTGTTTCTTGGTCCGCTTGTTTGTAGTAATTTGAGATCTGCCATGCGGTGCCCTGCAGTTCTTCGAAATACCTGTGTAACAGGTTGCAGGCATCATGCTTCAATCTCTTACCTGGCGTTACGGATTCGTTACCGTTGACTGCCTTGCCTATTGGCAACTTTGAACTGTACTGGAAATCGTCTGATCTAAATGGATGTATCTTTTTGTACGGCGGCGTAAAACTGAAAGAATTTATTTGTTCGATGCTTTTGTTTAACTCTCTACAAAGGAAGTTTAAGTTTCTTTTCGAATCAGCAAATCCCAGGAAACAAAAATTTTTCTCTAGCACCAACTCTTTTTTCAAGTTGTCCTTGAGTGCATCCAACCACCTGTGTCCCAACGGCGTGTCGTATACCTGGAAGTAGTAGGCCTTTTCTGTCAGGCCCACCCTAACCATATCATATATGAAGTTATTCTTTTCTGTAGATGGCACTGTTGGCTCCGTGTTCCATACATTCGCATTCAACAACGTAGCACCTGTTATTTGTGGCCGCTCTGATTATGTCATCGGCGGCATCAAAGGCATGTTTCGCAAACTTTTCAGCACCCACGCCGTCGAATATCCTGATGTCAGCGAGATCCAAATCCTCAAGTTCCTTGAACTTGTCTAGATGTGGATCGTTCTCATCCAATACCAGTTTGTGATCGAAGTGATTCTCCAACCATTTCTTCAATGGCTTGAGTCCTCCAAAGTCCACCGCCCAGTTCTTGTTGTCCAGGTCCTTGCAACCAAATGTGAATTTGAATGCCAGGCTGTATCCGTGCAGTAGGTGGCAGTGTGAGTGGTCTGCGTTGGGTTGTCTGAACACCGCAGATAGTCCTATGTTGTGTCCGTATGTTTTAGTTGAGTAGTAAGTCATCGTTTCTCCTTGCGTTGATGACTTGCAGAGTGTTTATAGAGGGGTGAAAGTCTTGAGTCCTCTCGATCATCAGTTTAACTTCTTGTCCAACTTCTGATCCATGTCCATCTGGAACGCTGTGTCTCTGATGCGATCCGTAAGTTCATTTGGTATATTTAATTCTCCATCGATGATGCTCTTCAAGAAATGTATCATCACAGTGAACTCGTTCCTGTTCGCCACTGTCTCAGGATCAATTCCGTGTTTCTCCATGGCGTTAAGCATGGCCTCGGACACGTCTACCAGTGCCTTGATGCTCGTTGAGTGTTTGTCGAAGTGTGCCATTAGGTTATGATGCTGGGTTTCTTGGGAACCTCGATCTTGCTGAATACTCTGTTGTACTCATCAGCGATCTTGTCA